AACCTCCCAGGGGGGTTGAAGTCAAGAGGTTTGCGTATCAAGGGGGACGATACACCGATAGAACCTGGGTCTTTTAGAGATGTGGACGTGCCATCGGGCAGTATACGTGACAACATCATGCCACTGCCATATAAAGAACCAAGTCAAGTATTATTAGCGTTATTGAAAGATATAACCGCTGAAGGGCGTAGATTAGGAGCTGTAAGCGATATGAACATATCGGATATGTCTGCTAACGCTCCTGTGGGTACAACCCTTGCCCTGTTAGAGAGAACACTCAAGCCTATGGCAGCTGTACAAGCACGTGTACACTATGCCATGAAGCAAGAGTTTAAGATGTTGAAGATGCTCATGGCAGAATATGCGACTGCCGAGTATACGTATGTGCCGACTAGAGGTGACGTATCAGCTAAACAATCCGATTACATGATGATTGATGTCATCCCTGTATCAGACCCGAACAGCTCTACGATGGCGCAACGTGTGGTGCAGTATCAAGCTGTCCTCCAAATGTCACAGACTGCACCACAGATATATGACCTGCCTCAGTTACATAGGCAGATGATAGAAGTTCTTGGAGTAAAGAATGCAGAGAAACTTGTACCAACTAAGGACGATCTCAAGCCTGTTGATCCTGTGAGTGAGAACATGGCGGTATTACAGGGTAAGCCTATGAAAGCGTTTATATACCAAGACCACGACGCACATATTGCTACACACATGGCGTTTATGCAAGATCCTGTCATAGCGCAGATGATAGGACAGAACCCACAGGCTAAACAGATCATGGCAGGACTACAAGCACATATAGCTGAACATCTTGGGTATAAGTATAGAAAAGATATAGAGGCGAAGCTTGGGGTAGAACTACCACTTCCAAATGAGCAACTACCTGAAGAAATAGAAGTTAACTTGTCCAGAGTCGTTGCTGATGCTGCTAAACAGCTTACACAACAGAATGTGCAACAGGCAGCGCAACAGGCAGCGCAACAGAAAGCACAAGACCCAGTGGTACAGATGCAGCAAGCTGAACTTCAGATAAAGGCGCAAGAGGTGCAACGTAAGGCTGAGAAGGATAAAGCTGATATAGCTTTACAACAGGCTGAACAAGAGAGAAAAGCAAGAAAAGATGAATCAGATGTCATTCTTGAAACAGCTAGATTACAACGAGGTAATTAGTGGCTAAAACAGTATTTGACGTTCTAGCGAGTAAGATCGAGGCAGATATAGCCTCTGCACAGGATTTCCTTGAAGCAGGGTCAGCAAAAGACTATGCAGGTTACAAGGAAGTTGTTGGACTGATCCGAGGTCTAAAGTCCAGCATAACACATATTCAAGACCTTGCGAAACAACAACTGGAAGGTGACGATGACTGAAGTAGTACAACTGACGGACGACGAACTAGAACAACAATTACCACGACCTGTGGGATATAGAGTGCTTATAGCTTTACCTGAGATAGAAAAGACGTATGGCAACACTAGCGTCTTGAAAACAGATAAAGAGATACATCACGATTATATTATGTCTATCATGGGACTCGTTGTGGATATGGGTGATGGAGCCTATAAAGACAAAGAGCGTTTCCCTGATGGGGCATGGTGTAAAGAAGGTGATTTCGTAATGTTTCGAGCAAACAGCGGAACACGATTTAAGGTGGCTGGAAAAGAGTATCGTTTATTAAACGATGATTCTATAGAGGCTGTAGTAGCAGATCCTCGTGGTATCACGAGAGCATAAGAGGTAAAAAATGGCATTTGAAAAAGTAGAATATAAGTTTCCTGATCCTGATGATACAGCGAAACAAAACATAGAGATAGAAGACTCTAGTGCTATAGAGGTCGATTTATCAGGTAAAAACGAGGAGAAAGATGAACCAAAGGCTAACGGAGCAGATGATAAAGGAATCAAGAAAGCTACGCCTAAAGATGAGCTTGAAGTCGAAGTTGTTGATGACACACCGAAAGCTGATAGGAATCGTAAGCCTTCTGAGCCACCCGAAGAGGTCACTGACGAAGAGCTTGAGGATTACTCTGAGAAAGTTAGAAAGCGTATACAGCATTTTAGTAAAGGCTATCACGATGAAAGGCGAGCAAAAGAAGCAGCCTTAAGAGAGCGTGACGAGTTAGAAAGGTTTGTAAAATCTATACAGGATGAGAATACCAAACTAAAAGGCAGTGTTAATAAGAACCAAACAGCTCTTGTTGAGCAGGCTAAGAAGACCGCAGAAGTTGAACTTGAACAGGCTAAAAAAGCATATAAAGATGCGTATGAAGCGGGAGACGCAGATGCTATTCTTGTTGCCCAAGAAAGTTTAACAGGTGCAAAGATTAAGTCTGACAAGTTAAACAATGTAAAGATTCCTACTTTACAGGAAGAATCGAATGAGGTAAAAACTAAGGAGGAGCCTGAAAAAGCACCTGTTGTAGATAAACGGGCGCAGGACTGGGCTTCAAAGAACACTTGGTTCGGTACAGACGATGAAATGACAAGTCTGGCACTGGGCTTGCACAACAAACTTGCCAAGCAAGGAGTTGATTTGCAGAGTGACGAATACTACGAGGCTATTGATACTCGTATGCGGCAACTCTTCCCAG